GCAATTAAAAACGGAGACTGTTGTGAAATCTTTGACTTCATCATACATGTCTCCGTATTCAAACCGCATCGTCTGAGTCCGCGCTGGATCGCTGAACAGCTGTGCCGCTCGCACAATGTCCATCCCTCTGGCATTGACCCAGATACCGCTCGCAGTGATCCCAATGGTACAGTCATTGATAACTGTGCCGTCAGCAAGAACAACCCTCGTCACAAGCACATCCCTCCTCCATGCCTGCAAAATCGACAAAATCTTCCAGGGCCATCAGGTCTTTCATGTTGATTCTAAGGTTTTTCGCCGTGATCCGGATCTTCCCGCCGAAATCGACTTCGCTGTCCATTTCGTCCAGGATCTTACGCTCGGACGCAAAATGCTGGGCCTTCTCAACGGCTTCAGGTCCTTCACCGAAGACAATGTGATCACCGGACAGCTTGTCCATGAGTCCGAGGTCTTCGATCAGCTTTTTCTCAGCCTCACAATAAAGGCCATAACCCTGTTTGAGTTTCTGCATCAGCTTGAGCAGGGCATAACTGCTGCGAAGATCCATGGGCTGTTCCTTAAGCCGTTCAAGTGCCTGATATGCGAGGACAACAGATACATTTTTCATAATTTTCACTCCTACTTAAGTATATGCGGTAAACAAATCCTGGTCGGATCCGCGATAGTACCACACGCGAGAGGCGTTGCTGATGTTTTTGACTTTCGTTGTGATGGTGATGCCGCTGGAATCTGGGACATACATCAGAGCGTGCGTTCCAGATTTGGTCAATGAGTCAGCGCAGTTGCTGTGTTTTGTTGTTCTGACCGAAATGACAACCTTGCTATATCCACTGTAGCCGGTGGAGGACGCGTAATAAGTCCCGTTGGAAGAAAAAGTCTGTTCTTTGAAAGTATGGCTGCAGCTTGTATTCCAGATGGTCACGCTGCGGCCAGTGTCCTGCTCATTGCCGTCATGGTCTTTGTATTTAATCTTAATAACTACAGACCCGCCATAAGGCGCGTACTGACTGGACTTATCAGCGTATGCAGTAGCGCCTCCGGAATTCCATGCCGACGCCACCCGGGTCTTGTGGAAAGCGGTATCGGCTATGTTAAAAGTTCCGCTTGATGCCTGGGCATCTCCGACAGTAACGACGCCGGAGCTGTCCACACTCATGGCATGTGAGTGGTTCAGGATGATGCTGCTTGTATCTCGCCGGAAGTCCAGCGCATGGCCCGTTTATAGATTGTGTCGCCGTCGTGCACAAAGGTGCTGTTTGCGGTGACGGTGGTACCGACGACCAGCTGAGCGCCTATATAATTCTCAACAATCGTGCCGCCGGTGAGGTTCTGGATTTCCGCGGATACGGCTTCGAGCTGTCCCACGGTCGCATAGGCACCCAGGTCAACCCGTGCCGCCTTAATCTTGACCTCGACATCATTGCCGTTGATCTTATTGACCATGATGCCGCCGTCCAGGTTTCCGTTATCGTACACACCAAATTCTGATGTAATACCATCCTTCGTGCGTCTGACATACAGCCCGCCGGCATTCTTGATGATCAGGTTGCCATTCGCGTCATGCTCGAGATCTCCGGCCAGCGCATGCACTGTATTGGTACCCGAAATGTTTACGTGCGTGGCATTGATCATGGCAGTGGATTCGCCTGTGGTGCTGTTGATAGCCATGGCAATCTCGCCGGCCTTGACATAGTTCCCATGCTCGTTAGTGCCAACGACCATGCCGATTTTGTCGGCCTGCACGTTAAAGCGGGCTCCCACCATGTTGACATTGTCATCCGCGTAGACCAGCAGACCGTCCGGATCCAGCTGCATGCCAGCCTGCTTCAGGATGTTCCCGGCCTCATCTGCATACTCGAAATGAAGCTTGAAATCTTTCTGCGCTCGCGCGGATCCGCGTCCGCCTCTCGCCGTCCTGGCAATAGAGCGGGTGATGCTTTTTACGGAGCTGCTGAATTTTGGCAGCGCGTTTGCCAGACTTACGGATACCTTGTCAGGCGTGCCGTAGAGATCCGGATAATTCACCGATACGACGCGCTCAGCGATGGATTCTGCATAATCAGGAAGAGCCACGCGGCACATGGTGCCGATCCTGGACTCATCCCAGGTGTCGCCGGTGATGCCTGCAAGGATAGATCCATCAATCTGGATCTGCACCTGAGGCTGTGCGCGGCGAGCCATGAAGTCCACTGCCCACTTGTCTGCCTCCGGAAAAGGTCCGCCCGGAAGGCTGTCCTCTGTGTCAATGTCGGCTGTTTTGGTGATGATGCCATAGACCGCCTGAGCAGCTGTATTGTCATAGGTCCGCATCACTGACACATTCTGTTGCTTATTAATATCAGTATTTGTGGCCATGGCATTGACGTTCAAAATCAACCGCGTGCAGAGTTCGGAATCGTTATCTTTGATCTTACACTTTTCAATGTTCCGACTCAGCCGGAACTCACTGGCCACTGTTGATGATTTCTGGACAAGACTCACGCGCCATGGCCAAACCGTCTGATCATACGTGAAATAGTAATCTGACCCATCTTCCACGATGCTCTCGAAAAGTTCCAGAAGGGAATCGTAGTTGATGGACTTTTTGATTGTGGACGTATCGGCACAGGTGCCCAGCACCCACGGCCGCACGCCCTTAATCAGGTGCGTCTGCTGGTTAAGCAGCTGCGTCAGGAATTCCTGCACGGTTCCGGAGAAATCCGTGTTGGCCTGCCAGATGCTGTCCTGCAGGATGTCGATGCCATGGCGCAGAGTGTAGGCTCTGTCCACGGTGATATTTTTGTCCTGGCTGGTCCGCCGGAAGATCCCAACGAAGCCCAATTGATTGTAAATCCGCACCCAGGCGTGCATTGGAATCGGATCATCCTGTTCCCTGAGCGTCAGGGATGCCTCGGAAACTGCATTCATATTCAGCGTCAGGGTGCCTTTGGACGGATAGAGCATCGTGCTGGGATTCAGCTCAGAGTCCAGCAAGATAGGCATTTTGACTTCGATCACAGCCAACGCCCCCTTGCCGTGCAGACGATGGTGCCTGCCACATCAGCCTGCCAGATGATTGTGGCCGTTCCGCTGGGCACTGTCAGGTCATCTGAGCTGGTATCCGTCCGGTACCGCAGAAGCGATGTGGATCCGCTCTTAATCGTGAGTCGGTCACAATCGTCACGATCAAAAACAATCGGACCGGACACGTCCATACCAGTCAGGCGAATCTCCCTGGTCACACCGCGGCAGGTCACGATGACTTTCAGGTCGTTGACCTTGTCTTCGCTTGAGGTAGGCGTGAAGGTAATATTGACGGGGATGTCACTGGCATTACCTCCAATAACCAGCGTCTTATTTCCGCTGATACTGGTCCCAGTGACCCGTTTAATGGCCGTGTCTTCCCAGAATGGGATGGTGTTGGCTTCCAGCTCAATGGCAATGCGGCTGGTATAATCGCGCACATTGCCCAGTGTAGGTGATGCTTTTCCGATCACATGCAGACGCTGATTGGGACGATAGGACAGCTCAAGGATCCCGCCGGACGCCCACATTGTAAGCATCCGCATTGTGACTTCCCGAGCACTCAGATTGTAGAGCTCCCTGATCGCAACATAGATTGTCACCCGGAGAGACGTCCTACGGTTTTTCTGCACATCCTGCCCAGGGCGAACAGGCCGCGCAAGGTAGGTGGTTTCCTGCGTCGGTGCGCTTTCCTGCACTTCCTGGATCAAGATCGGGCATAATCCCAGGTTGGAAAGCTTCAGTCCATTCATCCACGCTTCAATATGTCTGGACACCGACTCACCTCCTAAGCAAATTAACCTCTGCGCCCAGAGCGTCATCCACTAGAGGCACAAGTACCTCCGTGAGTTTCTCCGGGCCCAGCATGAGAGAAATATCAATCATTCGTGCTCCGCCGGCTGCACCAGCTGCAGCACTCATGCGGCCTGCACTGTATCCAGGGAGAGGCTGTGCGGATACCACACCAGCCATGCGCTCAGCAGCCCTGCCGACTGTTCCCAGACCGCCCATGATGCCCTCAGCGAAACCTTCAGACACATAGCCACCCAGCTCGGCCATTACTTTAGACGGGCTATTGATTGCCAGTGTGGTCCGCATGGCGCTCGTCACGGCATTGCCCAGCGCGATCACCGCATTAATAGCGGTTGCCGAATTGGCATTGATACCGCTTGCGACGCCTGCAGGAATATTCTCGCCGACAATCTCAGCGTCTTCCCAGATCACTTCGCCGTCATCTTCAATCGTGCCGGAGAGGTCCGCATCGAACTGCATGGCAGCTGTTGCGAGCTGGTCATGCAGTTTCTGCACCCAACCGGCGAAGTCTTCGGCAGGGATCGCGTCGACATCTTCCATGCCTGCTTTGACGTCGTCGGTAAAAATGGATCCAAAATTCTTGAGCTCATCCACACTGGACTTGAGCATCGTAGTTCCATTGCCGTCTTCCAGCTCCTGCATCGCGAAATTCAGGCGCTTCAGAGCGTCAGCATAATCGTCAATAGTCGGTGTGCTCTGATCGTCACCGCCAAGCAGGCCCTTCACGCCCTGGAACAGGACGTTTTCTTCCCAGTCCTGCTGGAAGGTGTCCATGTTCTCCCTGACCGTTTCGCCGTATTCCTCAATGGCCTTGCCCTGTTCTTTCAGAGCATCGCCAACACTCTGGCCATTGGTTAAAGCGCGTCCGAAAGCGGTGTGATCCTGCAGCGCAGGAAGGACCAGAGAAAGGGATCCGGTCGGGTCCATCGTCATCAATTTGCTGGCCCATCCACCGACGGTAGATGCAAGACCGGCGAAGATACCACCTCCAGCAGCGGTGCCTGCAGCCGGAGCAGCAGAAGCAGCCGGAGCAGCTGCAGCAGCAGCCTTACCACCGTTTCCAAAAACACCCTTCCAACCGTTGACCAGCTCAAGGATCTGACTGAAGCCGCTGATGGCTTTAAGGCCTGCCCATGCGGCCACAATGCCGCCGATAGCGCCGGCCACTGAATCCTTGTTGTCGCGGATCCAGGACAGAGCATCAACCATACCCTGGAGGGCGTTTTTGACCAGGTCAAGCGATTCCTTGACATCGATGTCCTTCACACCGCTGAAGAAACCTTCGATAGATTTACTTAGCTCTGCCAGTTTTGCCTTGCCTTCATCCGTCTGCAGGTATGCATTCAGTTCGCTCAGGGCGCCAGTCAGAGCGTTGCCCAGCTCAGTCAAGGCCGGTGCCAGCTGGGCCAGAACAGTCCGCTGCAGGGTTTCAAACTCATTCTGCAACTTCTGCAATGCATCATCCAGTTCGGTTAACTTACTGACATCTTCCTCGTTGACGATGGAGCCTTCCTGCATGACCTTGTCGTACTCTTTGCGGCCTGCGGTGAAAAGCGGGATCAGCTCACGCCAGCTTTTGCCGAAGAGCTTCATGGCGGCAGCGTCACGTTCAACCTCTGCATTCGCTTTAGCTGAGCCCTCGAGGCCGTCCGTCATGTGCATCATGGCGTCGCCGACTTCCCAGAAGACATCTTCCCAGTCCCTGAACTCGCCATAACGCTTGGTATGCACACCGAACAGAGCAAAAGCGGCTTCAGTTTCTTTGGTGCCGCTCTTCATCGCGGTTTCGAGTTTCTGCCGGGACTTAATGATCGTTTCGACGTCAGTGTCAATCAGGTCGGCAGCATTCCGCATGCGCTGCAGGGTTTCAACGTCCGTGCCATAGACAATCGCCTGAGTGGCCAGATCATCGGCCCAGGTGGCAGCGTCCTTGAGAGAGTTGACTAGCTCAGAGCCCAACTCCTTGACCTTGCCAACAGCGCTTTCAAAAGTGCTGGTCACGCGCCCAATGCCGCTGATCAGCATCTCGACACTGGCTTTCTTGTCCAGGCTCTGCAGGGACTCACCGAGAGATTCTGTCTGGGCTTCAGCGTTCGTGCTTTCCTGCCCCAGGTTCTGGAGCTCTGTCTCCATGCCGCTCAATGCAGTTTTGGCATTATTCAGCTTAATCTGCCAGTCCTGCATCTGCCTGGAGTTCTGAGCCACCCCGTTCTCGGTCAAGGCTTTGATTGCCTGCTCAGCAGCCTCGACGGCTTTTTTCTGCTCTTCGATCTTTTTCTTCAGAATCTCAGCCTGCTGGGCGTTGTACTTCTCAGCATCACCAGTCTGCTGAAACTGTGCCTTTGCGAGTTTCTGCTGGGAATTGAGCACTTTCACCGCGTTGGCGGCGTCTTTCATCGTGCTTTTATATTTCTGCTCGCCTTCCAGCGCGAAACGCGTTTTAATTTCCCGCGTTGCCATCTGCTCAACTCCTTTTAGTCATAGATTTCTTCTTTCTTTCGCTGGATCCGATGCTGCTCATCGTCGTACATGCGGCGATAAGAAAACAGATCCAGAACAAGGCCCGGAGCCATGCTCTGCATTTCATCTATCCGAAGTCCGGCAATCAGTCCGTAAGTGACGACCTGACGCCAGGTGAGTTTCATTCTTTTTTTTTCAGTTCTTCCAGGGTGACGTCAACTTCCTGATCGGCGTCTTCCTCTGCCGTTTCCATTTCCATGTAATCCAGGAGCGTGTTCACAATCGCCTCATGGATCTTCACGATGCAAGACTTGGATGCAGGAATATGAGCGCCAAACCATTTCCGGTCGACATCCAGCGGTTTTCCCTGTGCAATGGCGCCCTCCTGGGCCAACAGGAAAAGCACGGTCAGCAAGCCGCCTGTTGTACTCAGGATGTTGTCAATTTCGCCCAGACTGAAGTTAGGGATCTCAGATTCCATGGTTTCCAGTGTGCCAAGTGTGAAAACCAAAGGAAACTCGCGTTTTCCGATCTTGACTTTATGTTCTTTCATGGCCTTTCACTCCTCCGATAGAAAAACAATCCGCGCAGGATTTTGCACCTGCGCGGTTGTGCATTAAATGCCTGCCAGCCCGTCCAGGAACGTCTCGGCAGCTGCATAGGTCGGGAAGTTCTTGATCTTACGGAACGTCACCTCACCGGAGCTGTCGATGTCAAGGCCAAGACAGTCACCATTTGCAACAGGAGTATTCCACTCAATACTCCGGCCCTTGGTCTGGCTGTTTTCGGACTCGATCTGATACTGCACCTTGTAAATCCAGATCACCTGGTAGGTTGTCACACCACCACGACGACGGACGCGGATATAACCGGTGCCCATGGGCTTGGACGGTGCGGACGTCTCAAAGTAGGTTTTATCATTATCGGTGCCGGTGCTCTTGAGCAGGCCCATATAAACCTTGGCTTCCTCTTCGAGATCATCAAGACCCAGCTCCAGCGACATGCTGAGCAGGCTGTTATCGTTTTCTGCGTCCGCATCGTCAGCAGAAAGCGGGTTGTCGTTATAAGTTTTTGTCAAGTTGCCCGTGATCGCCTTTCCGGCAATCATGCCAGCCTTGTAAGTGGGCTCAGAGCCTGCCACACAGGTGTCCACTTCGGCGACAACCACGTGTCTCATGCCGATAAATGCCATAGCTTTTTACCTCCATTATTAGTTTCCATTGAACCGGTCCCAGATTTCCTGTATACGTGCCTCCACCGGTTCAGCCGAGGCATCGTCCGCTTCATCGACCCAGTATTTAGCTTTGATCCGGGATGTTCCATAATGCAAAAGAAACGCCTTTTCAGCGTTTCGGACACCCTTGCGATCTACACCTATTGGATAAATATCCTTTGCTTTGACGTCGCTTGCCCTCGTCGGAGCATTGACGAATCCAATCGAATCAATCATATCGCCATTAGCACGGAATCCATGCTTTTCTGCTGTCCGCTTCCATGCATCACGGATCTCTTCGGCTGCAGCCGTGCACATCTCATCCGCCACCGGGCCAATCCCTTCGCCGAGGCGATACATTTCATTGATGATGTCATCAATGCCCTCAGTGTTAAAACGTGCCATCAGCATCCCTCACAATCGAAAATGTGATGGATATATCCGGTGTCCGATTCGCGTCCGCCGTTCGTCCAACGGACGGTCACTCGCGGATCCGCGTCGAACGTGCGGAAAAACTCACGCGCTCGAGGATCGTTTTCGACCTTAGTAAAGAAGTGCACGTAAAAGTGCCACGCGTCTTCCGTCTGATCGTCACTGTGGAAATCGAGCGGCTCGGTTTCCTCCCAGTAAGAATAGGCCGGTGCCTTGCTCATGCTGAAATGATGCATGGTATCCGGATCCACACTCAGAACCAGATCACAGATCTCATCAATCGTCATGGAGCAATCACCTCCAGTGTGAGGTCGGTGATCGGCGTCGGGCCGTCCGCATCCACACCGTGATAAGCACGGGTAATGCGATAGGCCACGGCATCCGATGCCACATCATTCACCTGAGCCAGGATCACGACGTCATCCTGAGCAATCGCGCGATTCTGGATGATACGGATCCGGCTGTCCACGCGCTGCTCATTTCTGCCTTCAGTGGCCCAGACCGGACTGGTTTCAAAACTGAGTTCGCCGTACCAGCTCTGACAGAGAAGCGAATAGCCTTTTCTGGGCATCTCACCAGGCTGAGCTGTGTCATAGGCGTGAAAAACGGAACAGATTCCAGTATCAAGAATCATCTTTGATCCCCTCCCTGATCCACCGTTCGCGCCGTTTGAGCCTCAGCCATTCAGGCATAGCCCCCGGTCTGTCGCGATTTTGATAATCCCACACGGCATAATCCACCAGAAGCATCAGATCCTCCTGGCTATCAGTCAGGGTGATTCCAGTGCCTTCCAGACTTTGCACAGCTGCAGAAATCCTCGCCTGCAGATAGGTGTCCAGGGAAGTGTCGCCGGCCAGCCGATTCAGGCGAGCTTTGACCAGCCCCAGAGCGGTTTCAAGATTAGGCATATGCTACACCTCCCTTAAAAGTCTGGACCGGCCCTATTGTGAGAGCCGGTCCAGATATGGGTCATTAGGTCTTAGGCACGGAGATAACAACGCCGGCGCTGACAACACGATTCGCGCTGTCCAGTTCGACAACGGTGATCTTCTTGCCAGCGGCTGCGGTGATAGCAGTGGTTCCGGAGGCAAGGGTGGCGAAGCCGGCGCCGACAGTATCGCCGGTTTCAAACTGATATTCACCCAGCTTGTACTTCAGCACAGGATTGCTTTCAGCAATGGTATTGGATACCGTCAGGACGGTCTTACCTGCGGAAGCGCCAGCAGCTGCAGTGATAATCAGGTCGTTCAGTTCAGTATTGGCATAGTCCTCAGGGAAGTCCTTGCTGGTGGTGGGATCGACATTGTTGTAGTTCACAACAACGAAAGCCTCACCGAAGACCGGCTTGCCGTCATAGCGGGCAGTGCCCTTATACACAGTCTGGTCCTGAATGAACAGGGCGTGATCACTGGAAGCAAATTTCACGCCGGCACGCTCGGAAAGCAGATAAGCGCTGCCGAAACCGCCGACAATTTCATAGTCAGCCATCTGGCTGTCTTCAACTTCGACCACCTCACCGCCGACAATGGGCATCAGGGTCGTGTTGGCGACCAGAGCCGCGCTGGCATTGAAAGCCAAGCACTTGGCCAGGATATCCATGTGAGTCTTCCTGTTCATCACCCAGAACAGGCCGGTGCCGCCCGCCAGAGGCTTGGCGACGCCGAGCTTCTCAACCAGACGCTGGAAGAACTTGGCACCGCTCTCACTAGCAGCGCTGATCTTGAGCATGTTGGTTTCATGCAGATCGGTCCACGCACGATCATTGGTGCCCCAGTTGGCAGGCTGTGCAGTCTGAGCCAGACGGGTAACAATGCCCATGGGCATCTTGACGCCGGTACCGAACAGGATGGCCTTGTCAAGGGCCTTGGCGATGGCACCGCCGAGAGCGACGATCAGTTCCTCAGCCAGGTCAACATCGGAATCTTCGATGATGGAATTCGGGACCGCAAAATAGCCAGAGACCTTGAAGCCATCAACTTCAATCTGGTTGAAACCGATATCCAGCTCATTGATGGCACCAGTGGCTTCAGTCCAGACAGCCTCGGGGATTTCACCCATGATGTTCTGACGGCCGGTGCCACCGATGTTGCGGAGACGGACAAATTTGAGCAGCTTACTGGACTGTGCGATTTCATACCGAATCAGATCCAGCATCACAACGGGGATCGTAAGATTCGCGTTGTTGACAGCGCGCTTTTCCTTGATTGCGCTGCGGACCTCGGCCAGTACGGCCTTCACGTCTTCGCGGACGACCAGCTCAGCGAGACGATCACGACGATTCATGTTGATCATGTGCTTTGCACCTCTTTCTTCTTTCTCTTCAGGAACGGGATTCTTCTGTTCCTCAGGCGGAGTGGTATCCTGTTCGGATTCCACGGTGGCAAGTTCTGCCTCGAGTCCACGGATAGTTTCACCAAGGGAGTCAACAGCCGACTGGGCGGTTGCCTTTTCCTGGGTGATGGCTTCCACGGATTCCTGCACAGCGGTCTGTTCTTCCTCAGTGGCCACTTCCTCGATGGCAGCAGCAATTTCAGCCTCGCGCTTTTCGATGTCCTGCATTTTTGCGCGGGCAGCTTCCAGCTCCTTATTCTTCAGGTCGATCTTTTTCCGGAGCATGAGCGCCTTCAGTGCCATTTTTCAAAACCTCCTTCATCCTAACTTTCCAGGCTTCCATTTCGCGCTTCTTGTGCTCAGCACACTGAGCGCTGCGGGCCTGGATGTTTGTTTCTTCGTAAGCGGGAAAGGTACAAACGCTGACTTCCCAAAGCTTAACCTTTCGGATGGTCCAGTGGCTGGTGCCGTCGTCGCGGTATTCGGCTTCCTCGTCGACGATATCAAAACCGATGGAACACTGCGACACGTCGCCGCGTTTGACCCGCTGCCATGTGTTCATAGCGTCCTGATCGTTCGGATTGATCAGAACATCTGCCCACAGGCCATGGTCGTCCTGGCGGAGTTTAAGCGTGCCCGCCATCGTCCGTCCCAGGACAAGCGTCGTGTCGTGATTGGTAAGCGCCCGGATGTCTTCGTTCTCTGCACCGTCGAAAGCGTGCGGGGCAATGGATTCAGTCATGCCCGGCCAGATTTCATAGATGCTATCAAAAACGGCGAAATAGCCCTCAATGTGAGGATTATTGTCGCCGTCTTCCCTCGTAGTGAAATTAGTGACGACAGCACGCAGCTGCCGCATCTGATTGCGATCCATCGTGTTGTCCTCCTTTACTCAGTGCCGACAAGTTTTTTTTGCTTTCCGCTCATGTCGGCAGGGATATAGTTCTCAAGGATTTTGTATTCCTTCAAGCCAGCCGGAGCCATGTGCATCCGGTCGCGCCACTCATCGCCGTTGACATAACCGCGATCAGCGCCGGCCAGAAGGATGTCCGATGTGCTCTTCAGGTCGTAGTCCATCAAAGACCACAGATTGAACTGCAGGTACCACTTGGGCGAAATGATCAGAGCGCGGGTGAGCTCCTGCTGGATCCCAAGCACAATGCTTCGGACCTTAGTCTGAAGGAAGTTATTCCATTCGTCCCTCTTAAACTCGCCGACACCCAGCAGGAAAGCAGGCACACCGATCACAGCGGCCACCGTGCGCTTGTCCATCTGGATATTGTCGTTAATGGCAAGGTCAGCCAAGGACAAAGGCCGGACCTGCTCCACCTGAAACGCCTCAGCAGGGATTATCCAGGGCTCTCCCGGTGTGGCCGGATGGATGTAGCTGTCCAGCAGTTTATTCCGGCCTTCAGGGCTCGCGAATTCCTCGGTCAGAGCATCCACCTTGACGATAATGGAAGGTTTCCATTCGGACCGCAAGAAAGCATTGATCGTTTTCTGACCCTGCTTCAGGTTGTCGACGATGTCTTTGAGGACGACCTGCACACCCTGGCCTTTCCACGCGTAGTACGGATCAGGATTCAGGGTGAAATGCAGCAGCTCTTCCGGATCGTGTTCAATGCCATCGATCAGGATCCGGTGCTCCATCCTGCTGTTGCCGATATTTTTATAGCTCACGCGATCAGCTGCAATCGGTTCCAGATCATCCAGGATCCCGCCGACAGTGTGCGGAACCACGATGCTGTTTCCATTCCCATGGAGCAGCATGGTCATCACAATGGCCTTCATCCATTTCGTTCTGGTCATGCCCTTGCACGGCTCAATGTCGATCTTCCTGCTCAGCTCGTTGACAATCCGTTTGTCCCCGTCGTCCGTATTGCTCATCAGATAGATGGTCATGGACGCGATCAGGTCCGCGATCCTCTCGCACGCCGTGAAAACCTCGGGATTGTCACAGAGTCGCGTGTAGCCGGTACAGGAAAGATCATCATCTTTCAGTACGAAACCGATGGCGCCTTTCACATCGCGCTGGTTCCTGGGACGGCCGCGCGGAGCCGTGATCAGGTTGAATAAATCTCTGAAACTCATTTTTTATCCCCTCCAAAC